CTTTTGCGCAATGCCCGCCTGCCCAGCGGCAGCGGCGATCTGCGCAAGCCCTTCGACCGAGACGGGCAGTTGGCGGGACAGTGCCAGAAGTTCGTTGCGGAAGGCCGTGAATTCGCCTTCAGTCGCGAAATCGACAACCTTGCGGACGTCGGCCATCGCGCTTTCGAAATTCGCTGCCGCATTGATCGGCGCTGTCAAAGCCGTCTTGAGTGCATAGCCCGCAGCCAAGGAGTCGAACATCCGCCCGCGCGCTGCGTCCATAGCCGCGTTGTTCCGGTCGATTGCGGCGGTAAGGCGGTCAGAGAAGCCAGCCGCGCCAGCGCCGGGGCGCATCGCATCCTGAATGCCGAGAATGCTCTTGCTGATGGAGCGGGCCGGGGCTGTCACTTGGTCGATCAGGCGGACGATCAGCGATGAAGTGATGTTGTTGGCCACGGCCCTGCTCCTTTCGTTACCCCCGCGCCTTGGACAGGCGCAGGGCTTCGGTGTGCCAGAGGGCAACCTCTGACCATTCCATTTCCATCAGCGCGGGGATGGGGGTGTTCAGGACGTGCGCGACGTCCGCGATCACTCCCCGCCAGCGGGCGCGCGGGGCTTCGCCAAAAAATCGTGGACGCGCTCCGACAGGGTCGTGATATCTTCGCTGTCCATTTCGCGGATCGCGTCGAGGGGCAGATCGGTCAAGCAGGAAAGCGTGACCATCCCGGCTGCAAAATCCTTGCCTGCCGCCTCCATCCGCTCAAGGTCGCGGCCCTTGGCGCGGCGCATCGTGACTTCGCTGATCTCCTTTCCATCGAACTGGAAGGGGAAAGCCAGGGGGAAGGTGTTCACTCTAACGGCTGTCATTTCTTACCCCTCAAAACCCAAGGATCGCGCGTTCGTCGGCGTTTTGCTCAACGCCGTCGATCCGCCAGTCGCCGGAGAAGAAGTCCCAATAGACCTTCTCCTGCCCGTCTACGTGCTGCTCGTAGTGGACGATGCCGCCGATGGCGTAATCGTGGTGCTGCAACTCGCCGCGCTTGTAGGCCTCGCCCTCAATCTTGCCGAGGCGGCCTTGGATGATCGCCATCAGCTTCTTGGCCTCGCCCGTGCGCTGGTCGCGCAACACGCTGTAGCCCGTGAACTTCTTGAGGGCGGTCGCGCCGAGGCCGAACATCGACAGCAGGGCCGGATCATGGCCGACCAGCTTGAAGCTGGATTCCAGCTTTTCAATGCCGACCGGGATTTCGATCTTCACCTTGCTGCCGCCCGCGTGATGGTCCGCGAACATTTCCTGAAGGTTCGGCAGCATCATTTCCGACAGGGTCAGGTGCTTCGATGCCGACGGGTCGTGATCGCCGCAAAACAAGTTTACGGCTTCCATGATGAGCATGGGTCATTCCTCCGAATGAAAGGGGTGGAGGCGGGGCATTGCTGCCCCTGCCGGGGATCAGACGGTGGCGAGGTCCGCGATCAGCGCCTCGACGGCGGGCCGATAGCGGGCGCTCTGGATGCCGATGTAGCGCAGGACCGGGGCTTCCTCGGCCTCGAAGGTCACGACCAGCTTTCCGGCGCGCAGGTTCTCCGGGGAGTTGCGGTCGGGCTGGAAGCTGACGCGGTAGCCGAGGATATCACCCGCCGCTTTCAGATCGCGCAGGACGGTATCCATCGTGTTCAGGATCGCCTGCACAGTCTGTTGCGTGATGTTGAAGCGCCCGAGGTAGGTCCGCACGGTCTTGATCATGGCGAGGTGGATGAAGTCCCGGCCACGGGTGACGTTGTAGAACCGCCAGAGGTCGTCATTCCCGGCATTGTCGGTGCCGATGAACACGAATCCGCCGTCGGCCAGCGCACCGTCAGATCCGCGCTCCGAGCGGATCAGGATGCCGATGTTCGCCGCCAGCAGCGATTGGCCTTCGGTGTTGCCGTCCGTCAGCGAGAAGCGGATCGGGCGGGACGGGCCGAGGATGCCGTAAACGGGCTGGTTGGCCCACGAGTGGAAGGGACGCCCGCCCTTTTCATGATCGCGGCGGACGGCGATGCCGAGGATCGCGGGCGACAGGGGCTGCACGACGGTCAAACCGCTTTCCAGCACACGGACAGCCGGATCGACGGGGATCAGCCGCTCGGAAGCGATGGTTTCGCGCCAATCCAGCGCCGCTTGCATCGTGGTGGCGGGGCCGTCCACGACGGCATGGGCCAGCAGCTTCGCGCAGATCGCCGGGAGCGCCGCGCAGACCGCGTTGGCATCCGACCCCGTGCGCTGAGAGGTGAAACCCGGAGCGGCCAGCAGGCGTGGCGTGTAGCCAAGCAGTTCGCCCGCATCAAGGAAAGCCGACAGGCCCGTGCTGATGCCGTCACCGACGATGTTGGCGATGGTGGCGGTGGCGTTCACGCCTTCGGCAACACGCACGACAATCACGCGGGCCGAGGCTTGGAATTCCCCCATCTGCGCGTTGACCAGCGCGATAGCATCCCCAAGCGTGCCGGTTGCGCCAAGGGCCGTCAGCGCCGTCGGGTCGTCCGAAAAGAACATGACCGGGGTATTGAGCGGGAAAGGCTCATCCACGCCGCCCGTCAGGAACACAGGCGCGGCCATGCCCGCGACGACGCTTGCCCCTGTGCTGCCAGACGCATTGGCAACCGCAACAAGGGCGTTGGCCGGGGCGCTGGCTGCGATGGCCGTGATGATCTGCGCGGCGGTGGTGGTCACGACGCCAGCCGTGGCCCCCGTTGCCAGATTGACCACGATATCGTTGCCCGTGACGACAACGGCCAGAGCAGCGTTGGCGCCTGCCGGGGCTACGAAGCGCACGTCGATGGCGTTGCCGAGAACCCCCGCCAGCTTGGAGGTGAAGGTCAGCGCCGCGTTGCCCGTGCCGATGGTGGCCCGCGACTTGGTGTCAGCGGCTGCGGCTGGCGCGGTGCCGATGATGCCGAGGACCGACATATCGGACCAGACGGGGGTGCGGGGTTCATTGTCGATCCGGGTGATCGAAAGTCCAAAGGTGGGATCGGCCATTGCCGTTGCTCCTCATGGGTCAAAATGAAAAGGGCCGCCCCTGCGGACGGCCCATGCGATTGTGTTGCGGGCGTGAGGCTTAGGCGGCCAGAACCCCCGCCAGCGCCGCTTGCAGCGCGGCGACAGCGGCTTCGGCCTCGGCGGGCGTGGTTGCGGCGGCGATGGCGGCATTTGCGGTCATGCGGGCGGCTTCGATCACCGCTGCGGCGGCGCGCCACTGGCCTGCCATGGTGATCCAGAGCGCGGCCAGCGCGGCGGGGGTTGCGGCGGTCAGCCCGACCTCGGCCTGCATGAACGGATAGTCCGCGAGGTCGGGATCGGTCGCCGCCTGCCATGCACGCGCCTCCGCTTCCTTTGCGAGGTAGATCATTTCCTGCGCAGGAAGGTCCGTCACGAAGGCGCGGCGGATGGCGGAGACGGCGGCTTCGACGGCGGCGTGTGCAGCGGCCTTCGCACTGGTCAGCACTTCCGCTGCGGTCGGGGGCATTGGAAACACCGCGACCGGGTTGCCGTTGGCGTCGGGCTGGATCGCCGCGCCTTGCGCCTGCGCGGCCATCAGCGCGGCGTGCTGGGCCTCGGTGATTTCGACCGCGTCGGTCGGGATCGCGGTGCCGTGAACCGCTGGAATGTAAAAACCGCGCGTCGCTGCGCTGTAGGCGTATGCGTCCATGTGTACCTCCTATCGCCCGATGACTTCCCAATGAACCGTGGGTATTTCGCCCAGTAGCGGCGTCGTGTAAGCCACAGTGAAGCCCGTAAGTGAGTTGCCTGTCCCGATCAGGTTGAACGATGCAGCACGGCCCGCCATTGACGCTTGCGAGGCAAAAACGGGGCACGCATGCGACACAAACCCGCCGTAGGTCGCGGTAGTAAAGGCGAGCGGGAAACTGATGTTGTAGTAGTTAGTGTAGAAGGTCGTACCGCCGATGGACTGTGTGTTGACGTTCCCGACTGCCCCGAGGGTGACCGTCCCAAAGTTGCGGATGAGCCCGCTCGGCAGACGCTGCCAACCGGGGTTCGAGAGTGAGGACGCAAATCCGCCGTCGTGCGCAAGTGCGTTGCGAAGGTGCCAAGCACCAGCGACCTTGGTGACGCTGAACGGGCTAATGGGCGACGGCATGGCCACGGCGTTGGTTTGCGTTTGGTGGCCATGGATCAGCTCGCCCGCTTGAGCGATCAGCGTCCAAGGGGCGGTCCCGTCATTGCGGAAATGATAGGTGGCGCCTTCGGGCAACTGCGACAGCGGCGGCAGGGTCACGACACGCGCGCCGTTGACTTGCAGGTAGCGCCCAGCTTGTGCCGCCGTGAGCGTGACATTGGCGTTGATTTCGGTGAAGCCCGCGAGGTTGCCCAAGGCGCGCTGGACGAACTCGGTCGTGGCCACCGAGGTGTCGGCGTCGAACTGTGCGGGGGTCGGAGCGGTCGGATTGCCCGTAAACACCGGGCTTGCCTTCGGTGCCAGCAGCGCCAGCGCATCCGTTAGGCCGCCCACATCACCGATGCCCAGCGACGCAAAGTCACTCACCAGAGCCTCGAATTGCGCCCGCAACCACGCTGTGCGGCGGGCAAGCTGGTAGGCCTGA